CGGCGTGATTGGCGTGCTGTAGGAATGTCTGGCGTACTTCCAGTCGGTCGTGCCGCCGTTGCCCGTAGCCCTGACGCGCACCCACCGCACAACGCCCGTAGCTGAGATATCCTCGGTCTGTTCCGTGTAGGTCAGGTCGCGGCTGACATCTGCCGTCCCGGACTGCTGACCTATAGCAGACCAACCACTCTTGGGCGGGTTCGTGTTGTTCTTAGATGTGCACGTTTGCCACTGCACATACAGCGCGACCTTCTTGCCCTTGGTGTCCGCGTCATACTCGATGTGGAACACGCCTTCGTTCGGACTGGACATTGAGTAGGAGATTTTGGGCGATGACGGCTTAGCCGCTACCCACCCGTCTTTCTTCTCTGCCCACTTGGACATCTCCGGCGTTGTGGTCTTCTTGTCCTTGGTGAACGCCGACCGCTTGCCGCGCACCCGGAACGACACCTTCTTGGCATCCGCCAGTGCGATGTTCAGCTTGACCGAAGTCTGTTTCGGCGTGATAGCCACGTTGTGCCACTTGTCCTTCGGATACTTCTTATATTCAAATTTCTGACCGGCACCGTGGTCGTTGTCGCGGATATTCCACGAAAACGTGAACTCGTTGCCGCTTCGTGTGATTTTCAGGCCCGTCGGCTTTTTGGTTACGTATGCCATCCTTAAGACCTCTTCAGCTGCTGCTGCAGCTCACGCGCCAGCTCATCCGCATAGGTCACCGGATCAGTTGCGCCGTTGATTTCGATGTAGTTATTGATGACAGCTCCGGAGCCGCTGTTGGCGAATTCCGTATCCAGTCTTCTCCAGAACTGATCCAGGGGCAGAGCCGCCTCAGCGCCCGCTTCGCCGACACCGATGACGGTAGGCTGTTTGAAGATGCCGCCCTGTGCGTACCAGCGGGTACCCACGGAAAACTCGGGATAGCTGACCGTGGTCTTACCATCCGAACTGCTGGCGCTTCTCATGCTGACCGAGATGGTCGGCAGGGAACCATGCGGTGTCGGGATAGTCCAGCCGAAATTCATCGCTGATTTCCAAGCCTCGATTGCATTGTAGATCGATGAGGAAGCGGGAATAAGCGATGTGGTGCTTATCGACGGAAGCGCAAGGGAGAGCCCGCTGATTTTCGTTGCCCAGCCGTCTGCTACAGTTCCGACATAATCGTTAGCCGTGTCGATGGATGAGGTGTCCACATCGGACACGACAAGGTTGCACTGGGCAAGCGCCGCTTCCATCTCAGCCGTGGAACCTTCGACCGCCTGAACGGTTTCATCGTCCTTGCCGCCGCCGAACAGACCTTTGACCCAGTCCCACGCGCTCTTTGCGGCATTCTTCAAGCCTTCAAATGCGCCGGATGCAAGCTCACCGAAGTCAGGCCATTCTATCTCGAAGCCCTCGAACACTGCCTTGACGCCGTCCCAAACGGTGGATGCGGTGCTCGAAAGTGTATCCCATGCCTTTGTGCTGACTGCCGCCACGGAAGGACCGACGGTTTCAAAGATTGACTTCGCGCCATCCCAAACGCTTTGCGCTGTGGTTGAAAGCGCGTCCCATGCACCGGTGGCGACCGCCTTTGCCTTCGGTGCTACGCCGGAAAAGATTGCCTTCGCGCCGTTCCATACGGTTCTGGCGGTGCTCTTCAGGGTATCCCACGCCGTGGTGACCACCGATGCCGCCGCAGGGCCGACAGTTTCAAAGATTGCCTTCGCCGCGTTCCAATAGGTTTCCGCAACGCCTGTCAGGGTATCCCATGCAGACGTGGCAATTTCAGACACGCTGACCTCGCCTGTGAACACGCCGACCACATCATCGAAGAAGCCGGTCGCAATGTCCACAATGCCGTTCCACGCATCCGTAATGATGCCGACAACACTGATGGCGGTCTCGAAGACAGTGGTCACGTTCGCCCAGATGCCTTCCGCAACGCCCGTGATAGCATCCCACGCCGTGCTGTCGATTGCTTCGGTACTGATGCCGCCGGTGAAGAACGCCACGACCTGATTCCACAGGTTTTCGGCAATGCCGGTAATTGCATCCCACGCACCCGTCAGGATATCCACCACGGAAATCTCGCCGGTGAATACGCCGGTGACCGTAGCCCACAGGCTCTCTGCCGTGGTCACGATTGTATCCCACGCATCACTAAGAATCGGCACCGTCTCAAGTGCCTCTCCGAAGACCGTCTTCACGGACTCCCAAATAGATCCGGCGCCCTCAATCAGCCCGTTCCATGCGCTGACAAGAGTGTCCACGCAGAACTGTCCGACTGCCGCCCAGTCGATATTCTGCACGGCATCCCACGCGGATTCGAAAAGCGTGCCGAGGCCGGACATGAAGGTCGGTATGCCTTCGACCAGTCCCGTGACCAGACCGGCAATCAGCTCGCCCGCCATCGGGATTAACTGTGGGATAAGCTCCGCAAGGTATCCGGGTATCTGAGCGAGCAGGCCCGGAAGCTGCTGAAGCATGTTGCTGACCATCGGAAGCAGGTTGCCGATAAGGAACGTCTCAGCCGAGCTGACCATCTGCCGGAACGCCGTGTCTACGCCGTCACCCAGTGTCAGGGCCGCAAGGAAGTTCGTTGCCGCCGCCTGCATCGAGCTGAATGAGCCGGAGAACGTGGTAGCGCCTTCCTCTGCCGCCACGCCGGTCAGACCGAGCTCACCCTGGATAACGTGGATTGCGTCGTAGATATCGCCGAGGTTATCGATATTGTATTCAACGCCGGATATCTTCTGAGCATCGGCGAGCAGGCGCTCCATTTCTGATTTCGTGCCGCCATACATTTACATTCACGCATGGTCGCTAATCATGCGCCGTCCTCGAAGGACTGCTGTATGTCACCATACAGATTAGACTATCTCTTGAATCGGTTTCCCGAAACCCCTGCACTTCCACCCGCTTGGGTGTACTCTACTCCATTCAAAAAGGACGCCTTGCGACGCCCTCTTTGTGTTTCGATAGTCGTTACACGTTCGTAAGTGTTACCCGTTTGCCTTTGTCGTACTCAAACAGAAATCCGCGCATCCGTCCGCGCCTGCCTATCGTTCCGCTCTTCAACATCATAGAGATATTGCCGGGTGTCACTCCGAAGAAGTCGGCAACATCCGAAATCCGATTGAAGTAGCGAGCCGAATCAGGCGGCAACCAACTGTCATGCCCGCCGCCGCGCTTCTTCCTGACTTCAGGAAAGTGCGTGACCTTTATCCGTTCACTCCTGACGCCCACCGTTCCGAACCTTGAATTGTTTTCCGCGTATGACGCCCATCTTAGATTACTCAGGCTGTTGTTAAGCCTGTTCCCGTCGATGTGGTCGATACACGGTTTGTTCTCTGGGTTCGGGATGAAAGCCTCAGCAAGCAACCTGTGGACGGTTACCTTCATCGACTTGTTATGCGAATACAAGTCAACTGTTCTGTATCCGTTCGCTGGATTGATGAACGGGCTCTTAATTCTGCCGGTCGAGTCATTCCTGACTTCACCATCTTCGTTAATGGAGTAATTTCTGTTTCGTTCGATTTTGACCCACGCCATGGCATCACCTCCGCTTAACACGTGCTTGTTAACTTAAGGTTATTATAGCACTATTGGAGGTTGATGTCCAGTAACTTACGCTTCGCACGGTATTGACTTATGCCGCAAGCATAAGCGTTTCACCGTTTTCACAGGGTTTATACTCGGCTAAACTGGCATGTCCACCGAGTTTCAAATTGTCTAACATATTGAACTGGCCTTTTGCAAAGCCAGCATATGCGTTTTGGATGCTCTCTATCGGCGTGCCCATCTTGGCGGCATTATCTGTCATGTCGCCGATGGCGGTATTCGCCCCTTCCATTGCCTTTTCGGTATCGCCGCCGAACGCAGCTTTCAGGGCCGCGCCCATGCCGACCGCAGTCTCGGCGTAATCATTCGCCGAAAGACCCATCTGGTAAGCCTGCTGTGCATACTGTTTCATCGCATCGGCGGAATCACCGTAGATGGTATCCAGACCGCCGAAAGACTGCTGAAGGTCAGCGCCCGCACTCAGGCTTGTCTTCACAAAGTCGCCGATAGCAGCTGCAGCCACGACCTTTTTCAAGGTGCCGACCAGACCACTGCCTGTCTTTTCGCCTGCCTGCTTGCCTGCCTTTTCAGCACCCAGACCCTCTTGGATTTTTTCCTGTGCGCCCTTCATCGTGGGCACGATAGTCACTGTTGCGGTTGCAACTTCAAACGCCATTACTTAGTCACCCGCCTTTGGCGTATCCACGCCCGCATTTCCTCGACGGAACCGAGCGGTTTCTTCCCTATTTTTCTGATATTTCCATTCTTTACCCACGGGCGTTTATACGGCTCAGGCTGTCTTTGTTTCTTATGACTGAGCAGTGTCCTCAGCAGTGCATTCGTGATTGACAGCTGGTCGTAAATGTCCGCGAGAATTACATTCGTCTTTAATGTGATTGACCACTCGGACAGCTCCGGATGCAGTTCGCGGTACAACGCGCTTTCCGGCGTGGTGTACGACAGAAATGACTTGAGGGCATCCCATGATAGAGACACCCCCACGTCATCCAAAGTGTATCCAGTTCCGAGCAGGTCACGTTCGACCGCCCCGCGGTGTTCGCCGATGAACTCAGCGAGGCCGATCATTCCCCCAGGTCAGAATCCGTACCGCCTGCGGATGCCGTCCGCCACGCATCAGTCAGCGCCTTGAACTCATCCATCGTGAGGCTTTCCAGAACCTTCGCCGGGATATACTTCGCAAAAAAATCGAACCCGTCTTCGTCGCCTTTGCTCATTGCCCTCATTTCTTTGATGGACAGTGAGCCCGAAAGCGGGACGCTGTAGGTCTTTTCACCGATATTGACCTTCAAGACCTTCGTGGTATCACTCTTGCCTTTTAAAGTGATCTCAGCCATTTGTTAATCCTCCGTTACGACTTCTGTCCGTCGTCCTTCATGATCGTCCACTTGTCAGCGGAAATGGTCGGGTTCCACGTGATCGCGGCATCCGGCTGGAAAGCAACCTCGGCAAGCTCCGTAATGAAGCCCTTCGTGGTTCCGATCATGATCATGTCGTCATCGTCTTTGATCAGGAACAGGTACGCCTCCGCATCGGGCATGCCGGACGCGGTGAAGTCCACGCTTATCAGTTTGCCGTGATCCTGGGTCGCCGCGGTCACAGTCACGTTGCTCTCGCCGAAGACGGTCTTGAAGGACTCTTCCGTGGTGGCGATGACCGGGACGGACACCGTGCCGGAGTCCTCAGACGGAAGCGTCCTCTGGGTCTGCTTCGCCCAGTCTTTCAGCTTCTCAAAGCTCCAGTTGCTATTGAAGGTGATGCCGTCCTGAGCGACAGCACCGACTTCCTGCCACGCCGTGGCCAGCTCCGCGCCCGGATAGGTGGGCAGAGCGGTTCCGGCGGGGGCATGATAAAACATACCGGTGACACCAGTTTCGGCATAGTTACCAATGCCAAGGTTGACATCATGTGTAGCCATAAGTTAGACCTCCATGCTCATTTTGTGCGCCACAATCTCTAAGGATGCAGAGCACATTGCAATGTCCGGGCGGACGGGGTCAGCGCCCCAGGAGCCGGACGAATTTACATTAACTACTCTAAGTGCGGTTGACTGCAGTGCCGCGACTTCCTGCAGGATGCCGATTGCCTTACGCAGCGTTTCATCTGCCTCGGCCTCGGTATCGGCGCGGGAGTCAAGCGAAATACGGAAGCGGTCGATGGCGTCCGATTCCGTCCCGCCGGTCTTGGTGACAAGAATGCACGGCTTGGTAAAATCCTTCGGCAGCGGTCTGCAGTAGGTGACGATATACGGAGAGAGAGCCAAGCGCACCTCATCCTCGATATCGATTGAGATTGGAATTATCATCAGATCGCCCTTTCTAAGACTTTGTCCTCCGAACACTTCCTGACCGCTTCGTCATCATCGGCCTTCACGTACCACGCGACACGCTTGTTGCTGAATCGGACAACATATTCCTGATGCATCGAGTACGCACCGCCGGCAGATGCCGCAGACGCCATAATCCGCGCCGCTTCCTGCTGACAGATGGAACTCGCACCTTCGCAGGTCAGGATGCCCTCAAAGCCGTCATGATTCCACTTGATGCTCACCCTGACCACCTCCGAAGATTGACCTGGATATTTGATGCCCGGCCCGTAGCAGAGACCCACGTGCGCGGCGTACCGTCCACCGTGTAGGGCAGGCCCTCAAAGATGACTCGGTCGCCCTCACGCACATCAGTTCCCGGCGGCAGGTATGCCGTAGCTCCATCGAGAATGCCCTGCACTCTGCCGTCCTGCGTGAGGCTCGTGGACGCCGGCTGAACCGAGCACCCGCTGACCTGTGTGGTTGTGGCGTTATCCCAATCAGGAATATCCGAACCGCGGGAAGCTTTCACGCCGGGATGAATAATAGTGACTGTCTGAGATGCCCATGATGGTAATGCCATTTAGAACACCCCCTGAAGCCGGTACGGCGCAAGAACCTCTTTGTTGTCATCCGGCAGTGCGGTCGCTCTGCTGTTGTTTATCCATGCCGCGTTATATGTGATGGACCCGCCGCCGGCAGTCTCGTTGGTCACGCCGTAGGAGCTCACCAGAGAGTGAGTCACACGGTGCGCCACCAGCTCCGCGATGCCGCCCATCAGTTCGTCAGGGAGCCCCGCCGTATAATTGACCGCAAGCACAAGTCGACGGTCGAGGATATGCGGAACTTCGTACACCCTCAGGATGCCGTTTGTCTTGAAGCTGAAATCGTAGGCAGTGCCGCCGAGCGTGACCGATTCGACCTCCGACAGATACTTGGTCGGAAGCTGAACCAGCAGGTCGCATCCCGTGCGCTCCACGATTTCGTCCTGCATGTTGATTTCCACCGAGCATTCCGCGGACGGATACAGATGCCATCCGACATAATCACGGATGCCGGCAGATGCCGCCTCGAGTTCCTTCGGGATTCTTGCGTCACCCGTAAACTTCCCTGCCGTGAGCTCTTCAAGCGCGTCCGGCGTAATCAGCGGCGGCATTCCATCTGATTCGATGTCATAGCCCCAAAGTGTTCTCACTTTGTGCTCACCGCCTTCCGCGCCTTGTTCGCGGCGGGCTTCACAGCTTTCTTCGGCGGTTCGACCGCCTTTTTGACTTCAACGGCTCCATCGGGCTGTTCGCCTTCCTCGTACTGCCACTGTAAGCCCTTCCATTCGTAGTTCTTTAACATAGTCTCACCGCCTTTCGAACGGGAGGGCCGAAGCCCTCACCGATTAAGAAGCCGCCTTCGTGATCTTGCAGAAGCCTGCCGGGCGTCTGACAGCGAGTGCCAGTCTTTCCTCGGCACGGATGGTCATCTTGTTCTTGATGAAATCAT